TTTAACAAAACTAAACCTTGTACCATGAGTATGAAACTAATTAAATTAGGAAAAACAATCACAGTTATTACAAGTAAAGGTATTATTGTAAACAATGATTGTAGTGATGAGTTATTTCAAAAAGTACTTCATTTAGTAAACCAAGATGATGAAGAAAGTGTAAGACAATTACTTGCACCTGAATTGTGTGCTGAAGAAAAGAAGTATGAAGTTAAAGTTAATCTGATTAACAATATTCACTCTTTAGCAAACACTTACCCAGGATTATTTACAATTATGGATGGTGCATTGTATAGAAATGGTGTTAATCTAAGTATTCCAGAAGAAGTAGCTATTAAATATGTAGAGGCTGCAAGAGATGATAAAGACTTGGCTAATAGCTCTAAGTTTATGGCTATTGATAATTTCTGGATGTGGTGCAGTCTAAATCCTAATGCTCAAAGCAGACAAGATTTATTTAAATTCTTAGCTATTCATGGTATGCCTATTACAGAACAAGGTATGTTCTTGGCTTATCGTAGAGTAGTTACTGTAAATAAAATAAATAAAGCTTTGATAGATTTTATTTCTAACTCTTATATTAAAGTAAAGAGTGTTTGGAAAAAGAATCCTAAGCATTATTATGTATTTGAAAAGCCATTTGGAGGTTATCAGCTAACAACTGATGAGTATTTAGATGATGAAACTGAATCTCTTGGTACATTAGAAGAATGCTATTTAGATTTACCTAATATGGCTTCATCTCAATTTACTGATGCTCATACTCATACTATGGATTATCGTATTGGTGTAGAGGCTAGAATACCACGTCATGAAGGTAATCAATCTAATCAAGTAAGCTGTTCAAAAGGTTTGCACGTAGCAAGTAAAGCATATAATTATAGTGGATTTGGTGATACTGCAATTGTAGTAGCTGTAAACCCTATGGATGTATTAGCTGTACCTGTAGGTGAAGATGGTAAACTTCGTACTTGTGCATTTACTCCTGTAGCTGTACTTACTGAAGAAGAAGAAAATCAAATTCTAGAATCAGGAGATTATTCTGCTATTCTATTTGACCATTATTCTCAGCAGGTAGAAAATCTACAGACTATGCTAGATAGTAGTACACCTTATGAGTTGACTGTAAATAATATTCTTAATGCTGTTTCTTACGAACAGATGGATTCTATTATTATTAGATTACATGCAGCAGAAAGAGTATTAGCAAATCGTGTAAAAACAATTTAATAAAAATGTTGGATAGTAAAAGAGACGAAATACAGAATGCAGCTATCCAAACTTGGGTAAAAACGGGTAAAAAAGGTACTATTAATCTTAGTACTGGCGTTGGTAAGACTTTTAGTTTTATCAAGGCTACCCGTTTTTTGCCTAAAAGTTCTAAGATACTGTTTCTGGCTGAGACAAGTCAAAGGGAATTTGACCTTAAAAAAGATATAGCTTTATTCAAGAAATTGTTTAAGTATGATCTTGAGGCAACTCATACTTTGACTTTTATGTGTTACCAATCAAGTTATAAATTGGTTAACACACATTGGGATATGGTTTGTGCTGATGAGATACATATGTCTCTTTCTCCAGAGTATATAAAGTTCTACAAAAACAATAAATATAAAACTATTTTAGGTTTATCAGCTACTATTGATAGACCTACATCTTATATTATTGATGATGTAGAGACTACTAAAGGAGAAATGATTGATGAGATTGCTCCAGTAGTATTTAAATATACTCTGAATGATGCTGTAAAAGATGGTACTACTAAAAAGCTAAGAATTTTTATTGTTAATCATAGTCTAGATTACTACAATAAAAATATTAAAGCTGGTTCTGCAAAAGCTCAATTTATGCAGTCAGAAAAAGATGCTTATGATTATTGGGATAACCAATTTAAAAGAGCTTTATTTCTTCCAGATGGTCCAGCAAAGACTTTCAAGATAAGAAATACTTCTGCTGCAAGAGCTAAGATTCTTTACAATTTACCTAGTAAAACAGAAGAAATAAATAAGTTATTAGCTGTTCTTTCTGGAAAAACTTTGCTGTTTGGTAATAGTGTAGATGCATTATTATATTTAACTCCTAATTTTATTAGTAATAGAAATACTGATAAAAAGTATTTAGAGTTACGTGAAAAGTTTGATAAAGACTTGATTAGTGTTATAGCTTCATTTAAAATGCTGAAACAAGGTGCTAATCTATCTAATCTTGATAATACTATATTAATGTCTTATTATAGTAAAGAGCTAGATATGATTCAAGCTATTGGTAGACAAAGAGTTACAAATAGTATAGGTAATATATTTATCTATGTTACTGCTGGAACTCAAGAAGTTAAGTGGTATAAAAAAGCTATGGAAAATATCAATAATTATGAAGAAATCCACTGTAACAATACAGATGATGCGATTAAAAAGTACCAACAACTCACTAAAAAAACAGATGAACCTGTTGAAAATCAATAGGTTTGAAAGACAAGTGAGGTTAGAAAAAGAGGACAGATTTTTAACTTATAAAAACATTGGATATGTGTGAAATACTTATTATCTTAGCCTTCCTGTATATAATTGGTAAGCTGCATAATGCTAAAATTGTTACGCATTATCACTCAGGTATATTCTTATACTACCAAGTCCAGGAATTTAACAGGTCTTTTACAGAGTTTCGTCCGACTGTAAAAAAGATTTGTCTTTGGAAATTTAAAGATACATATGAAGGTCCATATTGATACGGAGGAGATATTCAAACTAGGAATGTCTCCTAATAGCTATGTCATCTTAGCTTATCTACACTCAGGAAAACCTCTTATAGAACTTGGTCATTGGATTAAAGAAGAGATTAAAACTTTAGCTATGACTAAGTATCTAAGAGAAATTCCAGATTCAGACTTGCCTTACCCATACACTTTAACAGGTGATGCGTTAGCATTGTTTGAAGTGCATGATGATTTTAATACTTTCATAGACCAATACAGAAACTTATTCCCAAAAGGTGTTAAGTCAGGTAATGGTACTCCAATACGTGGAGATAGGCAAGGTATAGTAAAGAAGATGGAATGGTTCTTAAGAATGTATCCAGAATATTCTAAAACTACAATCATCGCAGCAACAAAACTTTATGTAGATCAGATGCAAAGAAAAGGTTATGCCTATATGACTCAAGCTGATTATTTCATAAAGAAAGATGATGGTAGTAAGTTGGCAGCTATGTGTGAAGATTTTAATGTAAAAACTTCTCATATGTTAAGTGTAGGAGAGAAGAGATTATGAAAAACTACCAAAGAGTAAAAGCTGAGATTAAAAAGAATAAAAAGATTAGGGAAGATGGAGGGTATACTTGTATTCCCTTTGTACTGTTACCAAAATTAGGTAAAGTAATTCCAGGTATTGAGCAAGAGAAGTATTATCTTGTTACAGCTAACTCTAAGGTAGGTAAAACTAAACTAGGTGACTTTTTATTTGTATATAATCCTTATGAGTTTATTACAAAGAATAAAAGTGACATTAGTTTAAAAATATTTTATTTCTCTTTAGAGGTAAGCAAGGAAGAGAAAATAGCTCAGTATTATAGCTATAGGTTATTTAAAGATCATGGCGTTATAATATCTCCAGCTAAACTAAAATCAAGATTTCAAGACTATGTATTGGAAGATGATTTAGAAAAGCTGTTAGATAGTTATGATGAAGAGATGGATAAATTCGAGTCAGTAGTTACTATTATTGACAATATAAAAAATCCATTTGGTATATATAAATATATGCGTGACTATGCATATAAAAATGGTATACACTATGATAAAAATAATGAGCCTATATCTATAGATAGATTGTTAAGTACGTCTCAACCAATTAAAGATGAGGCTAATAAATCTATTGTGAAATATGTTCCTAATAATCCTAATGAGTATGTAATAGTAATTACAGACCACTTATCTTTGCTTCATCCAGAAGGTTCAGCTACATTGTGGGATACTATTTTTGCTTTTAGCAGTAAGTATTGTCTTGCAATGAGGGATAGATGGAGGTATATACCAGTAAATATTCAGCAACAAGCAGCAGACCAAGAAAAACAACAATTCACTTTTAAAGGTGATAGTATAATAGCTAAACTGCGACCCAGTCCTGATGGGCTTGCAGATTGCAAATTGACTCAACGTGATGTAAATGTCATGCTAGGTTTATTCAATCCTCATAGATATAAAATATCTGATTATGAAGGGTATGATATAGATAAACTTGGTGATAATTACAGAGAGTTTAATGTAATGCTAAATAGAGATGGTTCAGGTTTTATTAACATAGACTTATATTTCAATGGGGCTTCTAACTTCTTTAAAGAACTTCCTTCTGCGGATCAAATTAGTGAAAAGGATTACAAAGCAATCGCAGAGCTTAACATTAAAGCAAAATAAACATGTGATTATAAATTTAGACGAGCTAACTATTATTAAAAATGAAGATGAGATATTAGACTTTATAAATACTATAGATAAAAATGTAAAAGAAGCTATGCTAGGTAAACTTAGCATGCAAAATGACAAAGACTTAGTCGTGTTTTTTACTACTAGAAGTATAGTAATTCCTAATGAAGTTTATTATATAGTCTTGATTAAAATAGCGTCTAGTGAAATTAAACAAGAAAATGGTTTACTACTTGCTTTCTCAGAAGATATAAATGTAGTAAGTTATTTTCTAGCTGAAAGTTCTAATCTAACATTTGAAGAAGCTAAAAATGGATTCAGTAAAAATGACTTCTAAAGAAGTAATAAATGGAATGATTGTTACTGAGTGTAACAGAATTAAAGAATTATTATTAACTAAAAACGAAGCTTATAATAATTCATTACATGAACCTGGATTATTATTTCCTATGGATATATCTACAGGAATTAAAGCTAGGATTAATGATAAATTAAACCGTATTAAACAGACAGGATTAACTGATGTAACAGAAGATACATTGGATGATTTAATAGGCTATTTAATTCATTTAAATATATCAATAAAACTAAACAAGTAACATGATAACTATT